AACCGTAGTATATCGATTCAAAGATATCACGATTCAACTCGGCTGCCTCTTTGGAATCGTATGAGAAACCCATCATTTGAAACACGTCTGATAACCCCTGTACGCCTATACCGATCGGTCTATGTCTATGATTGCTGTAGGCGGCTTCCTTAATAGGATACGATGTCTTGTCAATGACGAGATTTAAATTCTCTGTCACGATGCCTGCCATTTCAATGAGTCGATCGAAGTTAAACCCATGTTGAGTTACGAATTTGGGCAAGGCTATACTAGCCAGTGTGCACACCGCCGTCTCATCCGGTGCATGGTACTCTACAATTTCGCAACAGAGGTTCGACGAGCGGATAGTCCCTAAGTTCTGTTGGTTGCTTTTCAAATTGCAAGCGTCCTTATACAGTAGATAAGGTGTCCCAGTCTCGATTTGTGCCGTACATGCTTGGAACCAAATATCTCTTGCCTTTACCACTTTTCGTGTCTTCACCGTAGCTTCGTAGTGTTCATACAGACGCTCGAATTCATCGCCGTAGGCATCTTGTAGGTCCGGCGCCTCTGTGGGGCAAAACAGTGACCAATCGGCGTCTGCTTCGACCCGTTTCATAAAGAGATCTGGAATCCACAGTCCGTAGAATAAATCCCTTGCTCGCTCTTCTTCGACACCGTGATTTAGTTTCAATTTGAGTACGTCCTGGACGTCTTTGTGCCATGGTTCGATGTATATGGCGAAGCTGCCCTTACGCTTGTTGCCGCCCTGGTCAACGTACCGTGCGGTTGAATTGAACACTCTAAGCATCGGAACGAGACCGTTGCTGGTACCGTTGGTCCCCTTTATGGGCGTTCCCTTCGCTCGTACGTTGGAGACAGATATACCTATGCCCCCGGCGGACTTGCTTATGAGAGCGACGTCCTGTAAAGTCTCGTAGATGCCTTGAATCGAATCGTCCTTCATGGACATGAGGAAGCAACTGGCTAACTGACTGTGTTTCAGTCCGGCATTGAAGAGGGTTGGACTAGCATGCGTGTACCACCCTTCTGAGATGGTGTTGTATAAGCTTATTGCCTGTTCGCTGGAATTGCTTAGAAAGACTGCTACGCGCATGAGGAGGTACTGAGGTCGTTCCACGATACCCATGTTATCCTTTAGGAGATAGGAACGCTTCAGAGTCCGCAAGCCGATAATGTCGTATTGGTAGTCGTTCTGATGGTTGATGTAACTACTGTAGTCGAACGCCTCTACTTTGTTCATGAATTCCGTTGACATGATGCCCTTTAAGCGACGCATTGCTTCGGTAAAGGTTGTCGGTGTATTGTTGTGCAAGGTCATAACTTCAATGCGTCCAGCCAGTATGCCATATTCATAGGATTCCGTTGAGTACGACGAAGCTACTTCAGCAATGTACGGGGCAAGCTCGTCGGTATGCATATTGTCGGCAATGCCCTTGTTTACTTGTTTAACGATTTTTGAGACATCGACTGTTTCCAACGAGGGCGTAAAGTTAACGGCGTGTTTTACAAAAGTCGATATCTTTTGTTGTTCAAATGTTTCACTTTGACCGTTCCTGTTTATTACAATCATGTCTTAGAATGATTTTTCGACATCTTATATATGGTAAAATTTAACATAAAAAATGTGATTAAATAACGCAAAATATTAATTATCTTTAAGGCTCTGTGCGACGATTTTAAGGTTGGCTCCACTTATAAAGCCCGACATAAATGCCACAAATGCCGTCACAACTAACACTAACGCTATCCTTAATATGGATTGACGTCCACAACATAGTAATATGAGAAACAATACTAAATAAACCGGTCCAGCGACGGTAATAAGGATTGTTTCGGTTAACTCGGATTCCCGGTAGATACCTCCGAGCACTGTGCCAGCCATCGTTATGCCCAACATTAAGAATAGGATAACTGATAGGTAATATGACCTAGAGATGAAGCTCTCAATATCAACGAGCTTGTTCGTTTTGAAATACTTAGATCTCTTCATATGTAGAAGTCCTTGTTCTTCGTCATTGTCGGACATAATAATATATAATAAAGGACCTTGGGTATTTATAGTACCATTTGGAAACACTTTAAAAAACAGAAATAATTTATAAAGACGTATAAATACACAGATTAATAAACATAAAACAAACACAAATGTCAAACTTTACTCATCCCCGGTTTTTCTCTCTCAAAGACCAAAACTTAAACGAACCATCGCAACGTTCCGAAGAATGGTTTAAAAGAAGAAAAAATAAACTGTCTGGAAGCAAGTTGAGCAACTTCCTGTTCTGTGCGGACGATGAAGAGCGTAAGAGATGGTTTGAAGAAGTATTCGAGGGTCGAGAGCGTGAACCCTTCACCGACGTTCAGATGGGATACATGGAATGGGGGCGCGAAAATGAAGACACCGCGATGATTGAATTCCTTAATCAAAAGACGGATATAATGGCATTCGAAGCACCACACGTTCAGCACAACTCTGTAGACTGGTTGTCGGCAACTCCGGACGGATTCTACCAGATATTCGATGAGAACGCGGACGATTTGGTAATCTTGGACGAAGGTATCATCGAGATCAAATGTCCCGCGAGAACAAAGAAATGTAATAAAAAGGTTACGTATTATTATGTACCACAAATGTATCTCGAAATGTCCTGCAGCGACCATAAGAACGCGATATTTGTCTCATGGGGACCGCGGATGTTACGTGCATGGCGTCTAGAGTGGGACGAAGACTACTGGAACATTCTCTCACGCATGATGGATACCTTCCATAGAACTAAAAGCGGTGCGACCTACGAGGAGTTCAAGATGTGTCAATTCGAGTTGAGGCGCGCGTCACATAAAGTTGTTGAAAAGGCAGTACCACTATTTCCAGGCAAGGGTTGGGTACTGGAACCAAAAATGGAACCATGTGGACCTTAAGGACCTTATGGACCGTGTGAACCTTATGGACCATGCAACCCGTGTTTCACAAAGTTTCAAAGTTTTAAAATATGATTATAAGTATATAATATCAATTCATTTAACTTAAAATGAAGACGTGTACAGGTTGTAATAAATCGAAAGCAGAGGATGAATACTATGGTACTAGAAGAAAAAAGTGCAAAGAATGTATTAAAGAGCAAAACAAAAAATGGAAAGAAAAAAACCGTGAAAAGTGTCGAGAAACGGAGAAACGATGGAGAGAGAAGAACCCCGATCATAAAAAACAATGGCACAAAAATAACCCGGAAAAGGTCAAGTTACGAGACCAAAGACGAAAGGCAAACCCATACTACAAGTTATATAGACGGTTGAGCAGGAGTCTTAGAAATTGGTTATTCAAGGGTGTACAATCCGCACGCACGGAGAGGTTGGTTGGATGCGTTCTTCAAGTATTTATCCTCTGGATCGAAGCACAATTCCTTCCTGGAATGACCTGGGAGAACTACGGCGCATGGCATATTGATCACATGTTACCATGGGAGCACTTCAACTTATTCGACGAAGGCGAACATCCAAAAGTAATGCATTATACCAACCTTCAACCTCTTTGGGGTCCAGACAACCAGGCAAAGGGTTCCAAAGTGATCTACGACATGCAATGGCGGGATACCTGGTATATCCATACAGGCACAGAGTATGTATGTCGAAAACGGCAAGTTGAAAATAAAATTCAAATAAAAATAAAACCCATCGTAGGTTTTACTCAAGGTTTTGCACACGCGTTCATGACGAACTAAACTTCACATTTAATATAGGGTTGTAATTAAAATTTTTTATTTTTAAAAAGTTACAGGTGATTGAATAGTATATAAGCCTCGAATAAACGTAGAAATGGATTTCGAGACTATCGCGATTGCGATTACCTTCATCGTTCTTGTCACCAACTGCTGTTGTAAGCGGTAGTTTACAAAAAATCCCATCGTAGAATCTCCATGAAAATGTTTTTCACGCGGTTGGAAGCATCTAGACTTCACATTTAATATAGGTTTCTAATTAAAATTTTTTATTTTTAAAAAGTTATATGAGTATTATAGTATGAGTACCAGCTCACCGCCCCGGGTTCACCGTATATAAATTTATTAAATCTGAATATAACCCTAACTTTAACTCTAGGGTCCATATAAAGGTCCTTACGAGTCCCTCTAAAGCCCCAAGCGCACTCCGAGTGCACCGACAGTCTGTCAGAGCTGTTAGGAAACAAAAAAATAAAGAAAGAATGTAAAATAAAGTATAAAAGGCAACCCAA